TGCCGATCCTCGAAAAGTCTAAAGCCTTTAACGGGGCATTAGGCTTCACCGATCAAACGGTGAATCAGGATTGGGCCCAGAAGTCGTCCTTTGATGGTAGTCTCGCGACTATCGATCTTAAGGACGCTTCTGATAGGGTCTCTGCATCGCTTGTGTGGGATATGCTTACTCGTGCTCCTCAGTTCAGAGAAGCATTGTTTGCATGTCGCTCACTTAAAGCGGACGTTCCTGGATTTGGTGTTAGACACCTTTCTAGGTTCGCGTCTATGGGTTCTGCTATGTGTTTTCCCATTGAAGCTATGGTATTCTATACCATAGTTATCAGCGCGATTTCACGTAGCACAGGCCGCCGGTTGAGTAAGAAGCTCCTTCAGGAGATTTCTTCTCAGGTGCGTATCTACGGAGATGATATCATTGTCCCCGTAGAATATGTGCAGTCGGTGATGAGTGAACTCGAATATTTCAATCTTCGAGTAAACACCAACAAGTCTTTCTACACTGGGAAGTTTAGAGAGTCTTGTGGGTTGGATGCCTACGATGGAGTACCGGTTACACCGGTTTACTGCCGTCGTATGCTACCTACATCGCCGCAGCAGGCTGATCAGATGTTATCAGCTGTTAGTCTTCGTAATCAGCTTTACAAAGCTGGTTGCTGGATAACAGTTGAGTGGTTGGATACCTACTTGCAACGGCTTGCGCCAATGCCGGTAGTTACCGACACATCTGTCCTCTTAGGACGCAATTCCTTTTTAGGTTACCAAAAAGGGCTGCGCTGGGATGCAAACCTTCACCACTGGACTGTCAAAGGTCTAGTTGTGAAATCCCGTCCAAGACCATCTATCCTAGATGGAATTGGAGCTTTGATGAAGTTCTTCTTAAAGAGAGGGGTTGATCCCTCTTTCGATAAGAAGCACTTACAGTTTGCTGGACGTCCTGTGTCCGTCTACACCAAGACACAGTGGGCTGCCCCCTACTAGTAGGGGGTTTCCGTTGGAGTTAACAACTCCAGCTGAG